TTTGTTCTGATTATGTTATGAAGCGAAGAGGAGGTCTTCGAATGGCGCGACCGTCAAAACTCAACGCCGAACGAACGGCGATCATTTGCGACGCCTTGCGCGAATGTATGCCGTACGAACAAGCGGCGCGACTCGCCGACATCGACGTCGCGACGTTTCGACGCTGGCGACGGCGCGGCGAAAACCCGAAGACGGCGCGCGACAAGCCCTTCGAGGCGTTTAGCGCGGCCATTAAAAAAGCCGAAGCCGAAGCGCAACGCGAGCTGGTTCGACGCATCGCGAACCCGGACGCCGACAAGGCGAAGGGTTGGCAACGTTGGGCGTGGTTGCTCGAACGCCGCTGGCCCGAAGTATGGGCGCAACGGCAACCCGAAGCCGCCCAGCGCGAAGAGATCGTCGTTGACCTGGTCGAGGGCGGCGACTAATGGCGACGCTCATCGCGAAACCTCATCGCGTACAACGCGCGTTCCTGAACGACCCGGCGCGCGTTCGCCTCTTCGTCGGCGGTATCGGGTCGGGCAAGACATGGGCCGGCGCGCTCGAAGTCGTTCGCCAGCCGGGCGGGACTCGCGTTATGGTCGTCGCGCCGACCTATCGGGTCTTGAAAGACGCGACCTTGCCGGCTTTCATGGAAGCGGCGCGGCCCCTTGTTCGCTCGCATCGCCGCGCCGAGCTGGTCACAGAGCTGGTCAACGGCACTGAAATTCTATGGCGCACGGCGACCGAACCCGACCGGCTTCGAGGCCCGAACCTGGGCGCGGTGTGGATTGACGAAGCCGCGATGATTAAGACCGCCGACGCCTTCGAGGTCTTAGTCGGTCGCTTGCGCCTCGACCCTGGGCGGCTTTGGGCGACGACGACGCCGAAGGGCTTCAATTGGCTACACGACCTCGCGCAAGACCCGAAGACCGGCGTTCATCACGCATCGACGCGCGACAACGCCGCGCTACCTGACGACTTCGCCGACTTCGTCGCCGACCGATATACGACCGACCTCGCCGAACAAGAACTCGAAGGGCGCTTCGTGGACTTGTCGGGCGGCTTGTTTAAACGGGCATGGTTGCCGATCGTCGCCGGCGCGCTACCCGAACCGGCGTCGGGCAAGCGTTACCGGTTTTGGGACCTCGCCGTATCGACGAAGACCAGCGCCGACTACACGGCGACCGCGCGAGTCACAGTCACGACCGACGCCCGGATCGTCATCGATGGAATATGGCAAGGGCGCGCGGCATGGCCGGAGGTTAAGCGACGCATCGTTGACACGGCCCGATCTGAACCCGACACTATCGTCGGGGTCGAGACGATCGCCGGGTTCGAAGTCGCCTTCGCCGAGCTGGTCGAAATGCCGGCGCTGGTCGCTTGCGGCTTGCGGTCAATCAAGCCTTCAAGGGATAAAGCGACGCGCGCCGCGCCGCTCGCCGCGCGAGGCGAACAGGGTAAAGTGTGGATCATGCCCGGTCCTCATAGCGAAGCACTGGTCGGGCAAGCTGTGACCTTTCCGCACGGCGCGCACGACGACCTGGTCGATGCGGCCGCCGGCGCGCTGGGCATGACGGTCGGGTCAATAGGTCAACGCATTAGGGTTCAATCGGCGACGGATCGCCGTCGAAGTAGGAGATCGGTCGAATGGTAAACACAAAGACAATTCCCGTTCAGCTCGCCGAAGACGGTTCAGAGGTCGCGACCTATCGCGGCACGTCGCTTGTCGTCAAGCCGGCCGACTGGCTTCATAGGGCGACGCGAACGGGCATACCCTTTCACATCGGGCGACAAGAGCTAGAGCCGACCCAAACCTTCAAGCCGACGCGCGCGCGCGGTCGGTCGGGCGACGTCGGCGAATACTGGCGACTTGCGACGACTGAACCGCTTGTGCGAAGCGCCGTCGGGCAAGCCGTAAGCGCAATCGCCGCCGCGCCGTGGCGCATCGAACGCCCAAAGCTCCCGACGTACCTTCAAGGCAACGCCGCCGCCGAAGCGGCGCTCGACCGTCAATACAACTTCGCGTCGCGCGTTTGGGCGCGCTGGACCTCGACGGGGGCCGATCGTGTCTGGTCTGATTTCATCGCCGATGTGTTGCAATTCAGCTTGATTTCCGGGTTCTACATCGGCGAATTGACGGCGACCGTCGAACGCATCAAGACGAACGGGGTCGAGCGCGATTATCTCATTCCGGCGCTACCCTTCGCGCTTATGCCCTGGACCGTCGATGAGTGGGTTTTCAGGGGCAATCCCGATTCGGGCATGGTCGCAATCGTTCAAGAGACATACGACCAGATCGACACGTACGGCGACGCGGGGGCCGGCTATAAGGTCATCCCATGGGAAAAGTTGATTCACGTCGCGCACTTGCCGGCATCGAAGGGCGACCTCGAAGGCCGGTCAATCCTTCGCGCTTGCGCCCAGCTCATCCGAATGAAGCAAAAGGCGCTTCAACTTCAGGCACTCGCGACCGAAGTCAACGCCCTGGGCGTCGCCGTCGTCACACAAGACGCCCAGCGCCCGTTGACCGAAGACGCTATCGACCGAATCGAAACGCAGTTGAACGAACGGACCGCCGAGCACGTCGCGCACGTCATCTTTCCGCCGGGCGCTCATAAGCTCGAAATCGTGCGACCAGCCGACGCGATCCCCGATCTAGGACCTCAAATCGACCACCTGGACCGACAGATCGGGCATGCGCTGGGCAACGTGCATCAACTGATGAGCCTTCAAGGGACGGGCTCATACGCGGCCCGAAGCGACGCCAGCGGCGAAGCGCGCGATGCATACGACGCGCTAGCCGACATGCCGGCGCGCGCCGCCGAGCGGTTGTTGCGGCGCTTCCTTATTCTCAACTTTCCAATGGACGCCCGAATGGGGCTCGTCTTCGCGCCGAACGTTGCCCATGCCGTCGTCGAAGAGAAAGACAACTCGAAGAGGGCTTCGACGCTCGCGACGCTCAAAAACGCCGGGCTGATTACGCCGACCGCTCAAATCGAAGCCCAGCTCTTGAAAGAAAACGACCTCGCGCAAGGCGTCATCGACGAAGAGGGCTAGTCGGGCTCACTTGACGATTGTAAAGGCGCGCCCTAACTATAAACCGAACGTTCGGTCGGTTTGAGGAGTCATGGCACTTACGCCCGTATCAAGTTCAAACGTCGATAGCGTCGGCACGTCGGGTAAAGACCTCCGGGTCATTTTCCGAAATGGCGGCGTTTACGACTATATCGGCGCGGCGAAAGAGCTTCGTACCATGCTCGCCGCGCGCTCGAAGGGCGTCTATCTGCATTGGCTTATCAAGGGCGTTTATCCGTATAAGCGCGTCGCTCAACTCGCCCAGCTCGCCGACGGTCGCACGAAGGCCCAAACGCCAGCGCCGAAGCGCGACCGGATCAAGGGTAGCAAGCGCAACCCGAAGGGGTCGGCGGCGACGACGCGCGGCGGCATCGAAATCGACGCGGCGACCGAAAAGGCGTTGCGCAACAAGGTCGAGGACCTGAAAGGAAAGCGGCGCGTTGACATCGGCACACTGAAAGCCGTTTACCGGCGCGGCGCTGGCGCTTTCTCGACGTCGCATCGGCCCGGAATGACGCGCAATCAATGGTCGATGGGGCGCGTCAACGCCTTTCTCAAGCTACTGAAGACGGGTCAACGTAAGAAAGCCTATACGACCGACCTCGACCTCTTACCGAAGTCACACCCGCAATCGACGCGACAAAGCGAGGACACGGTAAAGCCCTTGCCGTCGATGCGTCGCGCCGCGAAATGGGCGCTCGAACAACGCGCCGCCGCGCCGCCGAGCAAGCGCGCCGGAACGCCGGTCGGCATCGCCCGGGCGCGCGACCTGGTCGCCGGTCGCCCGATGAGCGTCGAGACGTTGAAGCGCGTTCGCGACTTCGTCAACCGAAGCGCCTCGACCGCCGACGCCCAGCCGCCGCGCGACGAAGCCGGCGACGTGCCGAAGGCGAAACAGGCGTTAGGGCTATGGGGCGCGAGGCGCGGCAAGTCGGTCGCCGAATGGGCCGCGCGTCAAGTTCGCCGATTGGAGTCGAAGAAATGAGAACTGGTCTAGTCCTCACAGTGCCGGGCTTGCCGCCCAAACCGAAAGACCCCGGCGGTCGTCTTGTCCGTTGGGTCTTGCTCGCGCAAGCGCCGGGCTTCGTCTATCGCGGCGAAGAGTTCAAAGTCGACGGCGAATGGCTCGACGAACGGGTCGGCGAATATCGCCAGCTGCTCAAAGGCGACTATACCGCGCCCTTGTTGCGCGAACATGATAGGGACGGCGAGCGACATGGCGACATTCTCAAATTGCAACGCCACTCGATTGACGGTAAAGACTCTCTTATCGCGGCAGTTGCTTTCGCGGACCCCGACGCCGAAGACAAGATCAAGCAAGGTCGCATCAAATACCTTTCGCCAGCGTTCGGGCCCGTCGAAGATGACAGGGGCCGGCGCTTCGCTTTCGCGTTGCGCGAGGCGTCGCTTGTTGCGGCCCCTCATCAGAAAAACATGTCGCCCGGCGATACGCACGTTTTGGGCGGCGAACTTAAGGAGGGCGACATGCCCGATCATTACGACGACAAGTCGCCCGAAATGATGGACGACGACAAGCCCGAAGCGCGCCTCGACATCCTCGAAGCGAAGGTCGACAAAATGGCGACGGCGCTCGCCGAGCTGGCCGAGCTTAAAGAGCTGATGGAAAAGGCGCTGGCCGAAATGCCCGAAGAGGTCGCCGACGACGTCGAAGAGGTCGCCGCCGAAATGGGCGAGGTCGAAGAGGACGCGGCGATCGTCGCGATGCGCGAAGAGCTGAACCAGCTCCGCGAGCAACGCGACCGCGCCGTCTTCGAGCAAGTTCAGCCGGCGTCGTTGACCTGGACGCCCGGGCTCGCCGCGCTCATCTTCAATGTGTGGCGTGACGACAAAGACCGTGTCGGCGCGATCCTCGCCGATGCGACGCCAGCCGAAGCCGCGCCCGTCGTCAAGATGAGCGAGCCGGCCCCGTCGAACCCATGGGCCGTGCGCTTGTCCGAAGACACCGCGCCGGTCGAGGCCGAAGCGGTCGCGTTGACCGACGACGACATCGAAGCGAAGGCGATCGAAATGGCCGAAGGCGACCAGATCAAAGCCTACGAGATTTATAAGCAACTCAAACGCGCCGCTCTCGCGCGCAACTGAAAAGAGGTTGAACCATGTCTGACAAGACCACTACCATTCTGGGCGTTGCCGGCGCGGCGTTGACCGCTTATCGCTTCGTCGCCGTTGACGGCACCGATAACGAACGCCTCGACCCTTGCGGCGACGGCGCGCGCGCGCTGGGCGTTGCGGTCGCCGCGTCTGCCGCCGCCGGCGATGAGGCGCTGGTCGCGATCGAAGGTTACGCGCTCGTCGATTTCGGCGGCACGTGCGAGCCCTACGACGAAGTCGCCAGCGACGCCGACGGTAAGGCGATTCTCGCGAACACGACCAACGACTACATTTTGGGTTACTACGCGCCCGAACCCGTTGACGGGGCCGTGAACGACATCGCCAGCGGCGAGCGCGGTCGCATCGTCCTTTACAGCTACAAAGGCAACCAGGTCCCCGCGCCCTGATAACGACGTCTAGCATAGGAGCATAGACCATGAGCATTCCATACGCAGTGACAGACGTCGATATCAATCGCGTCTCGAAATCCTTCGTTCAGTCGTCTCTCGGCGACTTCGCGATCTCGACCATGCCGAAGGCGCTTTGCCTCGACCGGTTCACGGGCCGCTCGAACAAAACCGACTACGACCTCGCGTCGCTTTCGAACGCCTTGCTCGAAGGGACCAACCTTCGCGACTGGTCGCCCGGCATCGATCCGCCGGCCCCTGGTACGCTCGACGAAAGCGCCGTGTCGTTTACGGTTCGCATTCGTTCGACTCAAAGCATCATTCGCCCGATGAAGCGCGGTCAGACCATGGAGCACCGCTTCGCCGACCTCGAAAACAACATCGTCCCGATCCAACTCTCGAAGGTCTATCAGGCGCACGACGCCGACATCGCGGCCGCGATGACCAACGGCGCGCTCTTCGACGAAATCGCGTTCACGGGCACATCCGGCGAAGGTCTCGACCAGCCGACCGACTACGCGAACCAAAACCCCGTGCGCGACATCGAAGAGAACCTGGTTCTGCTTCGCCCGTACTCGAACTTCGCCGGGCTCGAACTCCGTTGCTACATGTCCGGCAAGGTCGCGAGCGTGCTTTCGACTCACCCGGCCTACACGGGCGGCGGCACGGGTTCGGCGGTCGCGTCGGGCTTGCCTCGCGCCGACTTCATCAGTCGGTTCAGCAGCCTTCACGGTTGCAAGACCTTCGTGTTCGACAACCTCATCAACACCGCCGCACTGGGCGCGAGCGCGACGATCGTCGAAACCTTCAACCAGACGAACTCCGGCGCGGTCCTCTTCTTCGGCTTGTTCGATACGCGCGCCGCGTCGTTCGACTTGCGAAGCGAGAACACCAACGACGCGCCCGACGGTTGCTTGGTTTGGGCGTCCTCTCAGGACCCCCGCGTTGACCAGTACCTCGACGAACGCAAGCAAGTTCAGGAGTTCTGGGGCCGTTGCGGATACACCATCTATTCGCCGCGCGGTACCAGCGCCGGCCCGGCCGCCGACCTGGGCTTCTTTATGAAGGCCGTTACCGCCGGCGCGTCACTCGGCATCTTCAAGACCTGATGAATGAGCCGGCGGCGACCTGGTCGTCGTCGGTTCAACCCTTCGCCCTTCGGCGCGCGCGACCAGCTCGCCGAAGGGCCGCGCACACTTGGAGGCTTGCGACATGGCGACCGTGCAAACATTTGGCGTTGACGCCGACCGAATCCTCGCGAGTCTTCCGCAAATCATCATCGATTCCGGCACGGGTATTCTACTCACGACCGCGCGCGCGACGACGTTGATCAACGCCGAAGCGGCTCGAATCAACGGGCTCATCGACGGCGCGTTCGGGTCGGGTACAAGTGCCGAGATCGCGACCGATACGGCGAGCGTCGAATACGCGAACGCCCAGCGCCTGGTCGTCGCCGCCGCAATTCCGCCGATCCTTCGGGCGTCGCATCATCCGACGACGATTGACGCCGATACGCGCGCGTTACTCGACGACCTCGCCGCCCAGCTCGACCTATTGATGACCGACCCGTCGCGCGCGCTGGGTCGCATCGACGCGACCAGCGTTAGCGCGCCTCGAACGCGCTTTGCCGACCTGGGCCTCTCGACGACCTTGACCGCGAAGAGGGCGCGTCGCCGCTTCGACGGGCGCTCGAACTTGCTGGGCGTTGACGAAGGGGGCTTCGAGTTTTGAGCATTAAAGGTCAAGACGTCTTCGTTCGCGCGCTCGATCGCTTGCCGACCGACATCGACGAAGAAATGGTCGAGGTCATCGACGAAGCGATCGTCGGCGAGTTCGTTCGCCAGCGCGCCGAAATCCCCTTCTATGAAGGGCGACCATATACGGACAAATACGGGCGGCACGGGGGCCCGTTGCGCGATAGTTTGACTTCGACGACCGACCCCTTTCATCAAGTCGGCATCGTCGGCAATGCCGTCGAGGTTCGCACACTGGTCGAATACGCGAAATATAACGCCCTACCAGAGCCGGACGAACGCGCGGTCGAGGTCGCTTTGACGCGGCTTATGTTGAACCGCCTTCGCGATGGGGGTGCTAAATGAGCATCGTCATTAACCAGGGGCACTACACCTTGTTGAAGACGGCGAAGGCCGTCATTCGCGACAACTTCAACGCCGCGCGCACGGCGCTTGTCGGCGAAGGCGTTGACGACTATTTACCCGACGCCCGGCAAGACGGCGCGACACTCAACGGTCGCAATGTGTACGTTTCGCAAGGCGACCGAATACCGCCGCAAGCGACGCAATATGTTCTGTTAGCCGCACGTAAAATCGGCGAGCCACGAAGAACGGCGGCGCTTGCGGTCGAGGACCAAGATTTCGAGCTGGTCGTGTTATGCGGCGTCAAGGGTTACGTCCTCGCCGCTTCGGGCAACGACCCGGCCCCGACGCCCGAAGATGCCGGTTGGCAAACCGCCGGCGTCCTCGAACAGATTGCGAGCTACTGTTTGAGGCGTTACCTTTGCGCGGCGACCTCTTCGAGCGCGTACAACATAACGCCGACGGGAAGCGACCCGGTACCATACAATCGGCGCGACCCGGCGCGGTTCGCCTACACTTCGCGTTTCACGGTTACTATGCGCGTCCTCGACGCAAGGGGATTATAAATGAGCGAGTCAAAACTAATCATTCCGGCGATCGGTAAAGTCCTCGCGAAGGTCGAATCGACCAGCGGCACTAAAGAGGCGCTGGTTGACGGCGACGCGGTCTTCTTTGAAGAGATCGAATGGCAATACGAAAGCGACAATATTCAGCGGTTGCCGCTTGCGCCCGAACGACACGGCGTTCGATCGGTCGAGGGGCCGACTCGAATCAGCTGGTCGGGCTCGACTGAAATGGCGTTGCCCGACCAGTTCGACACGGCGAGCGACGTTCCGCATCCTGATGTCTGGTTGAAGTCTTGCGGCTTCGCGCGCGAGGACTTCAGTTCAGTCGCCCATGAGGTCGCGTTCTACGCCCTTCAATCGACGAACCATTCGAGCATTTCGTTCGAAGCCTACGAATACACCGCCGACGGCCTGGACGCCGATTACATTCAAGCGCGCGGCGCGCGTTGCGGTTGGGAATTGTCGATCGTTGACGGCGAGCGCGTCAAACTCAACTTGACGGGCGGTCTTGCGACCGAAGCGGCGACGGCGTCGCAAACCTATCAAGCGGCGACAAGCGAGTCGAAGGCGGTCACGTACTATACCGACAAGCCCTTCGTCGCGAACCGTGGGGTTTCGAGCGTCGAGCTGGTCAACCTGACGAACGACGACGTCTTCGGCGGCGGTACGCCCGGTTCGCCCAGCGGCTTGTTTCAGGTCGTAAGTGCGACCTTCAACGGCAATATGGAGCCCGAAGAACAACGGGGGCTCGGCGCGTCGCGTAACCGGCTCGGCGGCGCTGGCCCGGTTACGGGTACGGTGATCATCGAAGAGGGCTTGATTAGCAACGCGAGCGCCTTCGACCCCTACGCCCTTCGCCGCGACGCGACCCCGCTCGAATTCCGCTTCAAGATTGACCAGACCGACGCGACCGGCGACGCCACGTTCTTCGCGGTCAACGCCTACGTTCAGATCGTCGGCGTCAACCATACCGACGCCGGAAAGCGCCGCGTCTATGAGCTTGAAGTCGAGGTCAAGTATCCCGAAGACGCGAGCGACGGCGACCCGGCGGTCGGCGCGTCGCCGTCGCAAGTGTTTGACTACGCGGCGAACAATGGGCTTTACGTCGATATTACGCCGACGATCGTCGGGGTCTTCGCGATCACCTTCTACAGGGACGCCAGTTGATGAGTTACTTCAAGAAACGCGAGCGCATCTTCGCCAGCCTGGACGCCGACCGCGTTGACCCGGCGACCTTCGTACCTGAAAGCAAGGATCACCCTTGCTTTGTGCTGGTCGCCGTCATCACGCTAGCAGGGGCCGAAGCGATGTCGGTACTTCAAGGTGACTCGCCAGCCGACAACATTCGGGCAATGGCGGCCGGCGCGGCGGTCATCATCGAACGCCTCGAAGGGCGCTGGGATTACTACCCGGGCGGCGGCGCTGACTGGCCGCAACGTTGGGCCGACGCCGACCACGAAGGGCGTTGCGCTATGGCGCGCGAATTCGCCGCCGAAGAGCTGGTCGCGCTCGCCAGCGCATCGCAACGCAAGACGACGTTGACCGACGCCGAAAGAAAGGAATCGTAAGGGGCGTTCGCCTTATCAAGTCGGGGGCCGGGTCGGCGGTCGCCCGATGCGTTTCGCCCTTCGTGCTATGGCACTTGAACCTACATGCCGACGTCGCGCCCGAAATGGGCGGCTTGATTCCATGGCGCAAAGGCGCATTATATGACCAGCCGGCGCGCGAGGTCCTCGCCCAGCGCGCGATTAGAGCGGCATGGAGCGACCTACGGGCGAAGGATCGCAAAAAGCGCAAAGGGTGAACTATGGCCGGGTTCGACATCGTTGCAAACGTCATCGTCGCCGGCCTGGACCAGCTGAAAAGGCTGGGCGACCTCGCGAAGAAAGCCGGCGACGAAGCAAGCAAGGCCGGCGAAGAGGTCGAGGGCCTGGGCGAAAAGGCGAAGGGCGCTGGCGAAGAGTTCGAGGGGGCCGGCGAGAAAGCGAAGGGCGCTGGCGAAGAGTTCGACGGGGCCGGCGGCAAGTCGAAGGGGGCCGGCGAAGAGTTCGACGGGGCCGGCAAAAAGGCGAAGGGGGCCGGCGATAAGCTCGAAAAAGCCGCGCAACAATTTCGCGCGATGGGGTCGGCTGGTACCTTCGCCGGCGACTCGCTCGAACGCTTTAGCATCGTCACAAGCGGCCCCATGGGCGCGGCGATCGCCGGCGCGGTCGTCGCCTTCGCCGGGCTCAAAGTCGCGATCGCCGCAACACGGGCGGCGGTCAACGCGCTGGTCACAAGCGTTTCGACATACATCGAAACAAGCTTGCCGCTTCAACGCTCGCAATCAAAGCTGAACGCGCAATTCAAGACCCTAGCCGCAACCTTCGGCGCGGCGCTCATCGGCGGCGAATCCTTCGGCAAGGTTATGGAAGTCGTCGGCGAAATCATCGACAAAGTTACCGACTTCGTCGTCGAAAATAATGGCGTGATTCTTAAGTTTACGAAGACGTTTTCGAGCGTCGCGAAGGTCCTCATTCAGATCTTCCTAGGCATCATAACCGGCATCACCGCGCCGATGACCGGCATGGCCGATTTGATCACGTTCACCATTAATAAACTGATGGCGAACTTCGCGCTCGTTCAAATGGACATTCTAGAAATGACCATGGCGCTACCCGACGCGGTCAAAAAGGCGTTTGGGTTGACCGACGACGCGCTCGCGAAGGAATACGCATCGGCCGAAAAGCGCGCCGCCGCCGGCGCGAAGGGCGCTGGCGATGCATTTAAGAAAGGCTTTAGCGCTAAAATGCTTGAGGCCGCCGGCGAGGTCAACAAGGCCGTAACTCAAATTGACGCGGCGATTCAACAACTGACGCCCAGCGCCGGGCGCGTTACGGTCAAACCCGAACCGGTCGGCACGCCAGCCGCGCCGACCGACCAGCTCTCGCCCGACCGGATCACACTTCAAAGCTTCTTGCCGATAACGGTCGCGCGCCGGTCGCTTGAAATCGCGCAGTTGCGAAAGCAAAACGAAAAAGACTTCGGCGAAATCAATGCGTTGATGGAAGCTTATATGCAGAAAGCGAACGCGATCGCCGCGCAAACCCTTCGAGGCGAAGCGCGCGCGCGCGAGCTCGACAAGATAAGCAAGGCGGCCGAAGACCTCAACAAGCGCCTGGACGCCGCCGACGAAGCCGCGAAGGACCTCGCCGTCGGTTCATTGAGTCAACTGGGCTCATCGATCATGCAAACAATGGGCGCGTTTACCGTCGGCGCGTCGAGCCTTCGAGACTTCGGCGACGCTATGGCCGATCTCGCCGCGCGCATCGCTTCGGACTTCGGATCGTTGTTCATCAAGCTAGGGGCCGGCTTCGTCATTACGCCCGGTTCGCAAGCCCTGGGCGCTGGCATGATCGCCGCCGGTCTGGGCTTGCAATTTCTTTCCGGCATACTGGGCGCGAAGGGTAGCGCAAACGCCGGCGGCGGCGGCGGCGGCGGTCGAGCGGCGGCGGCCTCGACCGACAACAGCATCGCGCGCGAGGTCAGTCGGTCTCTTCGACCTTCGGGCGACGACGGGCCGGCGGTTACGAACATCGAAGTCGTCATCGGGGGCCGGTCGATTCAACCCGAAATGGTCGGCATCATCGACGACATCGTTCGTCAACGACGGTCGCGCTATTTGGGCCGGCGAGCGGGGATTTAGACCATGTCAGATTTTACGCGATGCGCGTTCAGCTTGCCCTATAAGGTGACGACGGCGACTCAAATCAGGTTGACGTTGACGAACTCCGCGATCGGCGCGACGACCGTAACGGCGACGGCGGCGTTCGGCACATATTATAACGACCTGGACGTTTCCGGCGTTGTGCTCGGCGTCAACCTCTTACGACACTTGCTCGACCAGCTCGAAGCCGAAGAGGCTATCGCCGGCACGAACGGCACGTATATTTTGGTTCTTCAGTCGGGCGACTATCGGGGCCGGTACACAATCCAGCGCACACAAGGCGACACCGCCGACAATGTCGCGAGCCTCGAAATCCTCGCCGGCGGCGAGGTCACAATGCAAACCTTCGGCTATACCTCGACCGCGCCGACGCCGACCAGCGGCACGGCAAACCCGGCGGTCTTCGAAGCGCCGAATCGCGCCGCCGGTCATTGGATCATAGACGACTATCCGGGCTTATGCGCTGGCGACGAAGAGGTCTTCGAAACGACCGTCTTGTCGGCGACCTCGCCCGACGGCACGACCGCGCGCGACACTTACGGCGACGTCACTCGAAAGACGATCATGTTGATGACCTTGCCGGCGGCGAGCGTCTTTCGGTATTGGACCGACGACGCCGACTTCGCTTCGGGTTTGGGTTGCGCGACGGGCGACCCTAACGCCAGCCTGGACGAACTTCGGCGGCTATGGTCGAGGCTCGACGCCGACGTCTATTGTCGGTATACGCCGAACATCGGATCAATTTCGACCTTCGTTCAGCTTCAACCCGGCGCGCGCGACGAATGGCTCGCGCGCTTGCCGGCTGAGCGCGTATCGTCGAACCCCTTGCTCTACGATGTGACCTTAACCGCTTTTGTGGTGAGCTAATGCCGCGCTACTTACATGCAATCAAGGTCGAGGGCCTGGGCGACGTCGAAGCATCGACCGCGACCGACAAGCGATATCGCATCGGCTACGGGCGCGCGCTTATGGACAATGCATCAAGCGCCGACCCCGACGGCTTGCTCATCGACGGTTTGTTGATGTGGCCTTCGGAGTTGAGCGCCGACGTGGACTTTCGCGAAGGGTCGTCGAGCTTGTCTTCGCAATCGTTCAGCCTTCGGGCGACGACGACGACGCGAGGTCTATTCTATAGGCTTCGGCACGCTCTCAGCGCCCGTCTAACGGCTTCGATGACGGCGACGCAAACAAGCATCATCGTCGATACGGGAAGCCTTGACGGCGCGTATACGCTCGAACGCGAGCGCATCGACATAGACGGGTCAACACAAACGCCGGTCGTCGGCGGCTTTTCGTACACTTGCGCGCGCGGCGCGCTGGGCACACTCGCCGCCGCGCACGGCATCGACACGACCGACGACGTCGAACTGTACCCGACGCTACACACACTCGCCGGGCGGCTGGTCGAGCTGGTACGCATTCCGCTTGATGCGTCGAGCGTCTATACCGAAGAGGTCGTCTTATGGTCGGGCATATTGCGCGAGGTCTCGACCGGCGACACGGGTCTAACGATAGACCTCGAAGTCGATAGCTTGCTGGGTCTTGTCGAAGAACAGCGCATCTTAACCGACCGCTTTCAAGGCGAAATGTCGGGGGCGTGGTTAGACCCTGAACGACCGCGCCTCGACCGGCTAGGGTTTAGCATCGTCGCCCAGCGCGCGCCGGCGGCCGGGTCGGGCGTTTCGAGCGACCCGGTTCAAGCGCTATTCATGGTCGGCGAAGACTTCGTCGCGCGAGGCACTTACGACCTGGTCGAGCGCGGCGCGGCGATTCAAGTCAACGTCTTAGCCGATTCGCAAGTCTTCGCCGGCAAGCCCTTACCCGACGACCTGGGCGTCTATACGAAAGCGCCGGCGCGCGAGGTCTTCACGACGCGCGCCGACGCGCCGTCTAACGTAGACCTCGCCAGCGTATCGACGAACACACTTCCCTTGTCGAAACACCCGGGCAAGCTCATTCTACAGCTTCTCACGACGACGCTAAACAACGACGCCGCCGGCAACAACGGCGCGTATGACACGGGAATCAACGCTCTCGCCGGTCGCATTCCGGCGAGTCTGGTCGATATCGACGGGATCGTTCGATGGGGCGACGAAGTCGGCGTTACCTTCGATGCGCTTTACCTGGGCGTCGAAGAGGGCGGCCGGCCGCTGGGCGAGGTCATTCGCGAGTTGTTAACGCCCTTACTTAGCGCGCTGGTCGCGACGCGCGACGGCAAGTTGACGATCGTTCGGCTTCGCGACGCCGCCGAATACGGTTCGACGACGACGCTCGCACAGTCGCAAGTGCGCGCCGCCCAGATCACGCACACTCGAAACCTCATCGACGCGGTCGACCGGGTCGAGCTCGAATACAATGTCGAACCCGGCATCGACCCCGATGTCGTCAACGCAACCGACACGGTCAAGTTCAAGCGCCAGCCGCCGGGCGAGTCCTCTTCGATGAGCCTTCGCCTTGCCGGCGTTCGACGGCGCGACATCGCGACGCAAGTCGTACAAACGATCATTCAACGCTATCACGACCCGATTCCGGTCCTCTTCGTCGAAGTCTTGCCGACGGTCGAGCTAGAGCTGGGCGACATCGTTCGCGTAACACACGACAAGATACCAGCCGGCGACGGGTCGAGGGGCCGGACAAGCGCGGCGATGCTTGTCGCCAGTCGGCGCGAGGCGTTCAGCGGCGCGCCCGGCGAAATGGGCGAACACGTCTTCGTTTACGGCTTGCTCGACGTGTCGTTGATTCATCCTCGCGACGGCTGGATCGCGCCGTCGGGCATTGTTCAGGCGAGCCCGACGCCGACCTCGACCGTTTTTACGATCGGCGTCAACGACTTTACCGAAGTCGGGTCGGGGCCCTTCGACGCCGACATTGAAGGCTTCGCCGTCGGCGATGCTATCGACATCCTCGACGAATTTGGTACGCCGGTCGATACGGGCTTGTTCATTCAAGGGATAAGCGGCAACCAGATCACGTTGACCGTTGCGGCGAGCCCAGCGCCCAGCGCCGGCGACATCATTCGCCCGTCGGCGTATTCTCAATGTGTGTCGAGTCAACAAGACGACTGGACCTTCGTCGCCGACGCCGACGACCAGCTCGCGAGCGACGACCCGAAGACCTATCGGAGTTGAGGCAATGGCATTCAAAAAGCTAGACAGCGCGGCGGTTGACTCGACCTTAATGCGACCCGTCGACGCCTTCGTCGCGCAAGGTATGGACGCGAACGTTCGCGCGGCCTGGACGTCGCGCGGTCGAGGCGCTGGTAAGTCATTCGGGGCCGATAAGCGCCCGACGCTCGCAAGCGCGACCGTGTCTTGCATACCGCTTACGCCGTGGCTTGTGTCGCCGGGCTGTACCGAAATCACTTGCAAACTTCGAGGGCTCGCGACCGGCGACGGGGCCGGCGGCACGGCGCTTTATCTTCGGCTTATGGCGCAAACGCTGGGCGGCACGATTTATGACGACCTCGACAACGCGACGATCCTTGACGACGCCAGCGCCCAGGAAAAGGAATTGACGATTGACGTCGCCGCGCTCGAAGGTCAAGTCGTCATCATTTGGCTTGTTTATCAATCTGAACTGAACACGGGCTCGACGGCGACCGACGTTCGGCACAATACGGACATAGACGGTTTCGGCTATAAGCTCGACCTGGGCAATACCATCGGCGCGACCTTCGACGACTCGAAACGCTGGCAACTGACGATTAGCGAGGACTCAAGCGGTTCGACGCCCGAAGAGGCTTATAGCTATCCGGGGCCGTCAATGATCGTCTATGATGCCGGATCAAACATCGTCTATGTCTTGCCGCGTCTAAATGGCCGGTTGCTCGACTATCATACCTTTCAAGCGACGATCGTCGAGCTAGGTCGCTTCGAACTTTACGGCTGGTCGTTGACCGAAACGACATTGACCGAACCGGCGGCGTTGACCGACGCCCTTCGCCCGGCGAGTGTGCCGCGCGCCCGGTCTTTTTCCGAAATCTATCGGCGCGAAAGGGCGCTCGCCGCCGAACGTACGCGCGTCGTGTCGGTCGGGGGCTCGCCCGACTTCGAGGACAACGGGCGGCGATGGGGCTTCGCCGATACCGCCGACCCCGACGCGAATGCAATCGAAGCCTATCAAGCGCTGGGCGGCGAGTTGCCGACGTATCGCGTCAACAGCGCGACGGCGACGCTTGTCTATCGCCGTCGCTATAGGGTTCTCGCGCTGGTCGCCGGCGTCACAATGGCCGAAGGCGCGCATATGGGCGCGTCGCTCGACATACGGATCGCCGACCTGGGCACGGGCAACACACATCAACCGACCGTAACCGGCAACGCCGTCGAGGTTACGCCGCTTCGTTGGTTCGAAGGCAACCAGATCGCAAGCTCCGATCGAATTTGGATCGAGTTCGACACGGGTCATCACCTCGACGGTTCGTGGCTTTACGACGACGTCGTTAACGGAAAGCATGGTTTACGCTTGCTCGACGGCACGTTCGAAGAGGCGAGCCCAGCGGCATCAACGGCGACGCGCGTTATTCAGGTTCGCGTCCAGGTCGACCAGCTCGACGAACTCGAATACAACGTCGATTCCGTTCGGTTCTATTTTCCGGCATGTACGACGCTCGTCGATGAGGGGTTCTAATGGCGATTCAAAACCGAACCTTCTTTCGGGTGCTGGGCGGCATCGCCGACGAAACCGGCGCGAGTCAAATAAGCGTCGCCGACGGCGTCAATATCATCGGCGGCGGCGCGGTTCACGAACAAGAGATCCTGTTAGAGAACTCGAATCACGTCTATTCGACGGTCAACCGCCGGGCCTTGCTTGATGTCTGGTCAATCGGCGTCGTAACCGACTCAACGACCGAATACGTTTACAAAGAGGCGACAAGCGCCGCGCCGACCTTCGAGGTCGCGTTAGAGTCGCCGGCGCTGGTCGGCGTCGAGCGCCAGTCGTTGACCTGGACGGCGCGCTATCAAGGGCGAATCAAGGTCGAGGTCTTTCGAACCGACACGGGCGCGTCGCTTTCCGCGTATACGGGCGGCAACGAAGCAAGCCCGACGAACGAATCGCAAACCCAAACATGGTCAACGGTCGAAGACGTGTTTATCCGCGTATCCCTTTCGCCCATTGCATCGACGACCGACGCGATCTTGTGGGGCTTTCGCGCGCTCGAAGACCAGTCGTCGTTATAGCCGCGCGCTTGAATCTCAGCCCTAAAACATTACATTGAAGCCGACTCGAAGCGTTCAGCTTCGCCGCGCAAGCGGTACACACTAGGAGGTCAACACAATGGCCAGAGTCATCGCTCATATTGTGCCGAACGCCGTCGGCATGTCTCAAAGCGTCGTCGGGGTTACGACCGCCGACGGCGAGGTCCTCGCCGCTGGTGTTCGTAAATACTTGCTCGTTCAGAACATCGGCGCGAACACCATTTATTTGACCTTCGACGGCGACACGGCGAGCTCGACGACCGGGTTCAAGTTGACCGCCGGCAACGCTTTGGAGTTCGACACGTCGATCCCTTCGGGTCAGATTCGCGGCATCGCCGAAACGGCGACGACTAATCTTGTGATCTTGCAAGGTTGAGGGGGCGACATGGGTTTGCTTGATTTCGGCTCGACGCCCGAAGGCGGCGTAAAGGGGCCGTATACGGATTACGACACGGCGTTAACCGCGCTTCGCGCCGATGCGACGGCGAGCGACGGCGATGTCTATCAGCTCACCAGCGGCCAACTCTTCGCGGCCTACACAAGCGAAGGGCCGGGCATTTTGATCCCTTCGGATCTCTATCCTCAGATCGATGCATATGTAAGTAACGCGACGGGTATCGCGCATCAAACCATTGATGATACGCAAGCCGACCTGGTCGCGCGCGGCTGGACTACACCAACAAGCGGCAGCGGCACGATCACCGGCGGCGACGGATCGGCTTTCCGGCTTGATACTGTGACGGGTAGCAGCACAAGCGCCGAGATTCAATTCGCCTCATCGACGAATACGCCGCGCGTCTTGATGCTCACAAAGATTCAACCGATCGTCGGCACGACCCTATCAGTGTCGCGGCACCGTGTTTTCAGCGGCGCGCGCTATCTGCAAATGTCTTCTACCGACGGCGTCCTAGGTCAATTCGACACATACAACTTCGGAAGCAATGCGCGTGTGTCGGGCACAATCGGGCAATTTACCGACACGACCGCGCAGTGGTTTATGATGGTGTACAATGAGGACAGCACCAATAATGTCGCATATTGGACGCGCCTCGACGGGCCCCCAGAGGAGCGCGTCGCCGTGCAGATCGGCGCGCTCCCAACAAACACCGGCTTGTTTTTGGGTCATGCCGCTGTGCGGGGATCGGTCGGATCACAGTGTTCTTTCGACGTGTACGAAACACACGCTTTGGAGATGACATGAGAGTTTATCAACACCTTGATCTTGATGGTGTTGCGCCGTCAAGGATCGGCCTGCGCGCCGCCGCCGGCTATCTCATTTCCGAAGGCTCGCCGCGCCTCGCGCTCTATTGCGCCAGCGCCCAGAATGTCGCATTGACGGCGACGACGATTGACACCGTTGACACCGGCCTGACGCTCGACGAAGCCTTCGAGGACCTGACGAACGGTCTAACCAAAGCCGACCTGGTCGCGCTGGGCGACGACTTCGGGTTGACGCTTTCCGATTCGTCGCTCAAGTCCGAATTGCTCGACGCGATTCGCGCACACCTTGAAGGGCTCGCAACATGACGAAAACCATTCAAGTCGGGGCATGGATT